GCCGGTACTCGAACCGGTCCCGGTCGTAGACCACTTCGACGATCACGGAGGACACGGCACCGGCCCGGTACATCAGCTCGATCTCGCCCTGGTAGCCGCGGACTCCGGTGACCTCGGTGCACCGCTTCCTCTTGTTCCACCGGGGGACGAGGTAGTACTGCTCGGTGCCCGGCTCCAGGCCCAGACGGGCGGCGTCCAGCAGGACGGACATGAACTGCCCGACGTCGTTCTGTGCGGCCTCCAGGAGCTTCGGGTCCCGGCGCAGCAGGCCCTGCGTGGTGCGGATCCACGCGCCGACCCGCTTCTGCAGGTGCGACGGCATGACCAACTCGATGTCCCCGCGGCACTGGGCGACGAGGGCGCCGGGGCCGGACTCCTGCACGGCGACGGCGGTGGAAACGGTCTGGGTGCTCATGTGGTGCTCCGGTTCCGGGCGGGCTGAAGGGAGTGGGTGCGGCCGTCACGGACGGTGCGGGTGGCGACGGTGCGCCTGTCGCACACGGCCCGGCGGCCGGTGTCGATCTGGTCGAGAAGGGCGCCGGCCGCGGCCCGCTTCTCCTCCTCGGCGGCCTTCGCGGCGTCAAGCGCGGCGAAGTACCGGTCCCGGTCTGCCTGGCTGACCTCGATGTCGATGTCGTCCTGGCCTTCGGGTAGGGCCTTGATGGTGGAGAAGGTCGCGGCGTGCCCGTCGATGTCGGGGCGCTCGTGCTGGCGGACCGTGCGCATGAACTCGGCGCCGGACCCCTGCATCAGGTCGGCCTCGGCCTGGTCGTACTCGATGACGTACTCGCGGTACTCCGACCCGGCAATCAGGACGGCGACGTGGCAGCGGAGGACGCGCAGGACCCGCATGTACCAGAGGCACTGGGCCCGGTAGTGAACGGGGATCTCGTCGGTGCCCGGCTCGCCCCACCCGTGGTCGTCGCGGGCGGTCTTCGCCTCGACGATCTCGACGGGGCGGTCGGCGCCGGGTTCCGGAACAATGAGCCGGTCCGGGTTCGCGATCATCCACGGGTGCTCGGCGTCGGCGTACGTCGGCGCCATCGACACGAACAGCTCGGGGTGCAGCTGGGCGAACCGGGCGCAGATGCCGGGCTCGTGAACCTTCCCCCAGAACATCTCCTCCGACTCGGCGACGGGGGCGATCAGCCCCTGCTTCCGGTGCCAGAGCGAGAACCTGCTCTCGTACGGGCTGATGCCCATGACGGCGGCGATCTCGGACCCGCCGATGCCGGCCGCGCGGGCGGCGTGCCAGTCGGGGGTACCGGGCTCGAACCATCCGAGGACGGTCGGCCCGGCGGCCGGGGCAGTGGGTGCCCCGGCCAGCGCGGTGTTCGTCACGCGGACTCCCAGAGGATGGTGAAGAGGGTGACGGCGAGGACGGCGAGGACGGCGTCGATGGCGAGTCCGATGGACAGGGACCACGCCCAGCCGCGGGGCCTCATGCGGTTCGCCTCTGGGTCGGGACGGCGCGCGGTGCGGCAGCGGCCCGCAGCTTCCTCGTGAGCTCCAGCGCGGCCGGCCCGTACAGGGGGATGCGGGAGGAGCAGCGCTCGCCGAGGTCGGTGATGAGGTACTCGGTGAGGAGTCGGCCCTCCACCGGGGTCTGCTCGTCGGCCAGCTCGTGGAGCCGGTCCCACAGCCCGGTGTCCTGCGGGTCGAGGAGCGCCTCGATGACGTCGGCGACGATCAGGTCCCGGAGCGCGGCGAGGTCGAGGACGACACCGGTGGGGATGGTGCGGACGTAGACGGGGATGGGCCCGGTGACGGGCGTCTGGTCAGCGGACATCGGTGCCTCCGAGGGCGAGTTCGAGCAGCCAGAAGGAGAGGACGAGGAGGGAGAACGCGAGAAGCCAGAAGGAGAGGACGAGGAGGGAGAACGCGAGAAGCCAGATCACCGGGTCACCTCGACGAACGCGGAGCACTTGCAGAGCCGGATTGCCTCACCGAGACGCTTCGGGATATCGGCCCAGCACGCGGTCCCGGCGTGGTGGTGCGCGGCTCCGTTGTGCCCGCAGGTGGCGCAGAGAGCGGCGGCGGCCGGGAGGGGAGCGGAGCGGTAGCCGCCGACCTCGGGCAGGTCGTGGCTCGTCTCGTACGTGCGGTGCAGCGGGGAGTCGTGCGGGTCCTCGGCGGTCTGCCGGTCGGCGATCATCCGGCGGGCCGTCTCAGCACCCGGGCGCAGATCGCGCGGCACCGCAGTGTTCGGGGTGGTCAGGGTGCGGAGGTAGGCCAGGACCATGTCCGCACCCGCACGCTGGTCACCCTTCAGCGGGGCAATCGCCGTCTCGATGCCCTGAACCGCCTCCTCCAGCGGGGTGAACCGGCGGACACGGGGGGCGGTGTCGCCCGTCGGCATGGGGAACGGACCGTGCTCGGCCACCGCAGCGGCCAACTTGTCGCGGGCGCTCACGCTGCCACCGCCGACAGGCCAGTCACGTACGCCGCGACCTCAGCCGCCGTGCCGTGACCCGACAGCCGAACCTTCACGTCCCGCACGACACCAGCCACGTCCACCCACGTGGACTGACCGAACGTGCGCGCCTCCAGGTCGCTCAGCCCCAATACCGTCCGCCACTCCTCGAACTGGTCGAACCGCCCGTGGTGCACGTGGATCGCGAGCTCCCCCGGGATGATGCTGTCGATGTGGTAGGTCACCGCCGGCAACTCCGGGTTGTCGGCGAGCAGCTGCGTAAGCAGCAGGATCGGCGAGCTCTGCGCCCGCAGGGTCTGAGATGATGTGGTCACGGTGTCCTCGATTTCTGAGAGTTGTGGACTGCCGAGGGGTCGCATCCGGATCTGCCGTCCGGGGCGGCCCCGTGGTACGTGATGGGTCAGGCAGCAGCCGCGGCGGCGGCCGGCCTCTTCGCTTTTGCCGCGCGGGACTTCGCCGAGGCGAGCGCCATGCGGGAGAAGTGCGCGGACTTCAGGTGGCCGGCGATCCGCTCGATCTGCTCGTCCGACGCATCCGGGTGGAGCTCGCGGGCCTGCGTCTCAAAGCGGTCGTTGGCCGCGGCACGGGCCTTCGCCGTGCGGCTCGTCGGGTCGAGCGTGTTCGCCCAGCTCGTCTGGACCGCGATGCGGGCTCGGAGTGAGCGCTGCTCCGGGTTGAGGGGTTCCATCGGTGCTGTCCTTCCGTGTGACGGGATCTTCGTCCATGTCCATGGACATGGACACGGGGTGAACGAGTGCGCGGGGCGCGAGTTTGTACACCCCGGCGAGGCTGCGTGCTTCTTCGTCTGTGACGGTCGGCCGCTCTTCGTCTACGAGCGCCTGGACCTTGCTTCTGCTGAGGCCGGTCCGGGCGGCCAGCTCCCTTACGCTCCTCGGCTCTCCGTCCCGTGGGCTGTCGAGCAGCCTTCTGAGCAGGGATCCGTTGTGCACTCGGTAGCGTCTGGCCACGATTCTCCGTCCGTTGTCCACGTTTCTGGACGTCTCCACTCTGACAGGTAGAACAGCGCTTGTCCACTTTCCTGGACAGGAATCTTCTGGACGATCATGTCAACAACGCGCCAAAGAGTGCAGGCCCGGTAGCGCGGCGTGTCCAGCGTCATGGACAATGACTGTCCACGGGGCAGGGTTGCCTTACCCGCGCCTGACCGGGGCATACGGTTCGGCAACGCACGGTTAGCGTGGACACTTGGTCATGAAAGGGCTCATGAGATGCCGGATCAGAACGATGCGCTCACGCGCCTCGTGCAAGAGCACGTAGGCGACGGACGCGCACTCACGATCCGCGCCTTCGCTAAGCAAGCCATCGACCCCGACACCGGGACAGGGCTCAGCAAGAGCACCGTTGGCAACCTCGTCCAAGGTCACAGCATCAAGGTGAACCCGATCATCGTGCGCGCCATCGCCGCCGGCCTCGGCGTCAGCGAAGCCGTGGTTCAAATCGCGGCCATGGCCCAGTACCTCGGCGTCGTCGTCGATGACCCATTCGACACACCGCCCGGGGATGACGACGTCGTCGTCCGCGTCGCTCACCACCCGGACAAGACGGCTGACGACATGCCCACGGTCAGGGCTTTCGTTCAGCGACCTTCTACCGACGAGTAGACGTCGCACACCATTTCGAGCCGGACGATCAGGTTTCGGATGCACTCGTTTAGGTGACTCCAATAGAGCAGGTATGAGCGTAGAGTGACCTGACCTCGTGCGATTCGAACGGGCGTGCGACACATGCATGCGCGGGATTTGGGGGTCGGATGACAGAGGGACCGCGCGTGCGAGTACGTGCAAAAGACCTGCGTGGCGAAGCGCCCGTAGCCCTACGAGACAGCCTCAGCACCTACGACCTGGCCATCGACTTCTCGTGGCCGCCCGAGCGCATCGTCGACGCGCTCACTGGCGTACTCCAGGAGTGCGTGGACTCGCGCCGCTGGACCCGATCGAACACCGGAGAACATGCGCAACCGGACGACGACCTGCCGTCCGCGGCCGCCCCCCACCCGGAGGACGGCTACTGAAGCAGACGCCCCGGCCCGGCTCACCCCCATCTACAGCCGGTCGCCGGGGCTCAGCTTCCGATGCTGCTCCCGCGCCCGCTCCGCACCAGCGGACCGCGCGTACCGGTCCACCATGGACCGGCTCTTCCACCCCGTGATCCGCATCAGGTCCGTCTCCGTCCCGCCGGCCGCCAGCCACATGTGCGCGAAGGTGTGCCGGAACTGGTGAGGGTGGATCCTCCCCAGCCCGCACGCCTCTGAGCGGCGCGCCAGCAGCTTCCCCGCCCCTGACACGGTCAGGGGCTTCTTCGTCTTCTGGCCGATCCACAGGTGCTCCACGGTCTTGCCGTACGGGTGCTTCGCGCGGAGCCGGATGTACCGGTCGACGGCCTGTGCCGTCTTCGTTCCGTACGGTACGGCGCGGCCGCGGGACCCCTTGCCCATGACGTGGAGAACCTGCATGTCCAGGTCGACGTCCTCAAGGGTGCGGTTCACCACCTCGGAGAGCCGGACGCCGGAGTCGAGCCACAGGAGGATCATGGCGCGGTCGCGCACCTCGGGGAATTCCCGGCCGGCCACGCTCTTCAAGAGAGTTTGGAGCTGGTCGGTGGTGAGGATCGGCACCTCGGGGTCTTCGACCTGTGGGGCCTTGACGCCTTCCGCGGGAGAGCGGTCGATCTCCTCCTCGGCGACCATCCATTTCAGCCAGGCCTGCACGCCGAGGAACCTGGAACGGGCGGACGACGCGGAGGTGCGGGCGATCTCGTGGACGACGAAGCCCTGGACGTGGGCACGCTTGATGTCGACTGCGTCGTCGACCGCGTCGACGACGCAGTCGACATC